AAGAGGATTTTATCTGGAAACAGCTGGAGAGGGCACTAAGAAACCTCATGGATTTTACAAAAACCGCGGAAGAATCGTGGGAAAAGCAGTATGGAGAAAAGCTTCCGGAGAAAGAACATCCGGAAGATAAACCGGAGAAAAGACCTGCCAAGGTCCAGAAAGCAAAGAAACCAGAAAAGAAAAAGCTGGATCCAGTGGAAAAAGTGGATAACTCTGTGGATAAATGTCAAAAAACGGCAGTTGAAAAAAAAGAAGAACTGCGCACGGAAAGTACATTACCGAAACCAGATTTTCAGACATCAGAATCTCAGCCGGAAAATATCGAAAAATGTCAAGAAACAGCACTTCCAGAGCCGGAACCACAGATTCCAGGTCAGGACAGCATTGAAAACCATCCGGAATACATACCAAAACCCATAGAACCGGAAGAACAGCCAGAAAGCAACCCGAAACCAGAATTACAGGAAGACCATCTCGGTGAGGTCAACGAAATGGTGCCGGAAGAACCGGAAATTGCGCCGGCGCAATCCGGATCAGAGCCACCGGCAGCAGAACCTAAGACCAGAAAAGAGTATATAGATACATTAACAGCTTATGGTACAGCTGAGTATATAGCGAGAGCCATGCGGCAGTTTGCAAACAAGACATACAACACACTTCTGGATCCGGTCTTCTGGAATGAATGGTTAAACGGAAAAGTAGATCATAACGGAAGACCCTGGGAAGATTAAGGGGGCCCTAAAATTCACATAGATACATCCTTCCTGTGTGAGCCTGTCAGATCACAGGAAGGGGAAAGGAGAACCATGAACAGATTAACAGAAAAAGATGATCGGGGAAACTGGGAGTTAAAAGGAATTCGTTGGCAGCAGTTGTATATTGGACAGATAATAACAAAAGAGGTACAGGAGAAACTCTACGGAGCTTTACATAAACTTTTGGATTACGAGGAAGTTGGATTGAATCCGGATGAAGTAGAAAGTCTGAAAGAGGAGAATGAATGGATTCCAATAAAATACCGTGAGATCACAGATAAAGAACGAGCAGAAGAGCATATACCAGATAATTGCAAATATCGTCATATTTGTGATATGCCTGAAGATGAAGAAAGAATACTTGTAACTAATGGGAACACAGTATGGTCAGATATGTGCTGTATTGATCCGGATGGATATTATCTGGATAGCGACTATGACTGGCTTGACGTAACAGCATGGAAACCATTACCAAAGCCATATGAGGAGCGTGAAAAATGAATCTCAGACAGAAAAAGAAATTATTTAGAAAAGTAACCGGTCAGAATCCTCCGGGATGGATGCATTACAGTAGCCGCCGGTTCCATGATTTTCTTTGCAAACCCTGGGGCGGACTGGCAGCGCTGAAGAAACAGGAAGCCACCAGAACAGTAGAAGATTTTAATCGAAATATCCAGAACAGGAATTATCTGCTCAGAGAGGCAAGGAGGTATACCAGATGAAACAGGGAGGATTATTATTTCCTAAAACACCTGTAAAAAAGAAAAAGAAAAAGCATGGCAAGTGTATTATGCCCGGAGACAAGAAAGAGTGTTGCTACATATGCGGAGTAACAGAAAATATCCATAGACACCATGTTTTCTTCGGTACTGCAAATAAAAATTGGTCAGAACGTTATGGCTTAACTGTTCACCTCTGCGTAAACTGCCATGAAATTTCACCAACATCTGTACATAAATGCAGAGAAACTAATTATCTGTTAAAACAGATAGGCCAGAGAGCTTTTGAGAGAGAACATGGTACCAGAAAGGAATTTATAAAGATATTCGGCAAAAATTACCTGGAGGATGAATAAATGAACATAGGAAAAGCAACCGCAATATTCAAAGATATCCATAACGAAGAAACAGAAGTAGAAGACAAGATCATAGCAATTCAGGAAGTGATTGATATGCCTACACATAACAGTATTACCAAGAAGAGCATGCTGGAGGTACTTCACTGGCTGATCGAAGAATACATCTAAGGAGGATACATATGGATTCCAGACAGAGAGCAGTAACCTGCAGACACAGTACCGGGAAAGTAGCAAATACGGCAGTATTCGTCCGTCCAACCTGTCCGAATATGCATATAATCAAAAATAAGATTGTAACATCCAACTTTCGTTGCAAAGACTGCAGATTTTACGAAGAAAAAACAATAAGATGAAAACAGGCCGGGAGCTGACAATAGTTCCCGGCTAAAAGCATGAAAAGAAGGAAAGGGGAGCGATACCGATGGAAACGACAGAGATTACAATTCAGGAAGAAAATGAACAGAAGAAAGAATACTTGAAATCCTACCGGCGGGCAATAAAGAGGGAGCAGGACATTCTGGACGAGATACAGCGGCTGAGGCTGGATAAGATGTTTCCATCGGTAGTCAATGATGGAATGCCACATGGCAGCAGTCATTCAGATCTGTCCGATTATGCAGCTATTTTGGATGAACAGATAGAACTTCTAAAAGAGGAACGCCTGGAAAAAGTGAGATGTTACCAGAAGATTGAGAGACAAATCCACCAGATGGAGAATGAGGATGAGCAGGAAGTACTGAGACTGCGGTACATACTTGGTTTGAAATGGGAAGAAGTGGCTTTGAAAATGAATTACAGCTGGAAATGGGTACATAAAATTCATGGAAGAGCATTGCAGAATTTTGGAATATAAAAGTGTCTATGGAAGTACACACTTTATATGTGATATTATTACAATGAACTCAGTTGGAAAAGTTGTCCAGAGTTCTCCTTCCCTTAGATGACTGCCAGGTGGGTACTGGCAGATCACCAGAACATCTCACCGAGAGGGAGTGAGCGTGAGCCATGGAGCCGCAGGTTCGAATCCTGATGTTCTGCTACTATCTCCTTTTTTATAATGCGCATAATGCGCAAAAAACTGTTGACAATGCGCATAGTATGTATTATAATGAGCGCATAAAGAAACAGGATTGAAAAGAAAAAGAAAGGAGTACCGTTAAGATGAAGTTTCGAGAAATCGAAAAAATATTGCTTGCGGATGGTTGGCGTCAAGTTGGCCAAAAGGGTTCACATCATCACTACAAACATCCAAGCAAGCCGGGTAAAGTGACAATACCTGAACACGGTGGCGGCGATATAAATATCGATACTGCAAAATCTATTATGCGACAGGCTGGAATATAAATTCCAGCCCAAACTTATAATATATCTTAACAATATTCTATCTAATTGTATTTTAATCATGTTTTAGGAAAAAGTATATGGAGGAAAATTAAGGAGGAAACTACAATGAAACTGATTTATCCAGCAGTCTTTTATCCGTTTTCTGATGGTAGTGGTGGTTATACTGTGGAATTTCCAGATTTACCAGGATGTGTTACGGAAGGAAAAGATCTTGAAGAAGCATTTGAAATGGCAACAGATGCTGCAAGTGGCTGGGTACTTGAAGAGTTAGAAGAGGGCAATACGGTACCGGAGCCATCTGATTATGCTGATGTGAAACCAAGAGAGGGGGGAAGAGTAAATATTGTATTGTTAGATATCGACAAATATGCTGAAAAATATGGAGAAAAAGCTGTCCGGAAGAATGTCACTATTCCAGCTTGGTTGAATACTTTTGCTGAAAAAAGACAAATGAACTTTTCTCAAATATTGCAGGAAGCGATTCTTACAAAAGTACAAAAATGTAACTAGGATAAGAGGAGATAAAGCGAGGAAACTATTAATATTAAAATTTAAATAAAAGAAAAGAGTTCTACGATTCAGGACTCTTTTCTTTTTTTATAGCAATAGTTAGCACAATCGGTTTATATTGGCCATTTCTGGGAGTAAATCCCTAAATTCCATTAACTAACACACAGAATGAGAGGTGGTGAGGCTTGGCAAGGGCACCAGATCAGAGAGTAGAGCGGGCGAAGGCATTGTAGTATAAGCTGAACTCAGACGGATGAATTCCGTAGAATCTCCAATATACATTTTCTTAACGCCCTGTAGAAATATAGGGCGTTCTGTAGTATAATAAAAGAAAATGTAGATTAAGGGGATAAAATATGAATTACTTTTATTATTCTTCAGGAGGATACGATATAATTGATTCTGGAATATTATATTCGTTCAAAAAGGATGATGATATTGAATATAATATGGATATTGTGGCAATAAAAAATCCGGAAGTAAGATTTAAAATGAAAATAGTTTTTCAATTTGAAGATGATGGAAAAGAACTTGCCATAACCAGAACAGTAAAAAATGACGTTGTATATTTTAAATGTTATAATTTTAACAATAACTTAGGATCTGGAACTACTGAACCGATAGAAGTGGCTATGGTAGCAGAAAGAAGGATTTACATACATCTTTGGGCTTTTTTACTAGGTAAGGATACCAGAAAAATAGAGTATACATTGTATTTTGAGAGAGCAGGTGAAGGTGCGGATGGCAGATAAAATATTAGATGCTCCTATTACAGATAAAATATGCGATGTAGCTCAGTCAGAACAGTTTACCAATTTAAATCCGGAAATCCAAGGAAAAGTAATTGACAGTTTGAGTAAGAATGATTCAAGTGGTCAAGAAGGTGGCTTGATGGGGAAAGTTTTTGGAACTAAAAAAGAAAACGCATCAATGAATATAGCATTTTTAATTTGTATTCTCTTGACTGTGATAGGCTTTGTGTGTTTGATAGCAGGGAAAGACTATTGGAATGTAATAATTCCAGCAATAACGACAGGAATGGGATATATGTTTGGAAAAGGTGAAAAATGAATATATTATATAGAATAGATAGGAGAAATTATGAGCGCAGAATATGTAGGGGTATATTATCCGTTTATTGGATATCTAAAGGAAAAACAAACAGTTTCTCTTGAAGAGTTTAAATCTAAATTTACAGATGGAACAACTGGGAAAAACAAAGAGCAAAGAGAAAAAAGATTTGAAAAATTTTTAGAAAGTCTTAGAGAGGATCATATCGTGACTGTTGAGTATGATATGGTTACATTTAATGAGGAACAGTGGAATATAGTCTTGAATTACAACAAAGAGTAAGATTTTGGAAGAGCCTGTGAACTGGCAGGAGTCAGTCAGGCTGGCCAGTTAATGAAAATGATGCAGGAATTTACAGAACAAATTACGAATGAGCACTCGGAGTAATCTGGGTGCTTTTTCTATACATAAAATACCGCGGGATAAAGTAACGGTAACTTACAGGTCTCCTAAGCCTGGAACGGTGGTTCGAATCCATCTCCCGCTATTCATGGAGATATTAGAGATGTTAAAGAGTTGCAAATATTGCGGCAAAGTTCATGACAGCAGGTATGATTGTGGACACAAGCCGATACGGAGAAAGAAAATACGCACAACACAAAACAGTTTTCGAAGTACGCAGGCGTGGAAACAAAAGAGTCTGGAGATCAGAGAAAGAGATCATTATCTATGCCAGGTGTGCCTGCGGAATCTATACGGTACAATCAACAGGTATAATAACAGGCAGATAGAAGTGCATCATATAGTACCACTGATTGAGGACTATGATCGGAGACTGGATAATGACAATCTGATATCCTTATGCACCATGCATCATGGAATGGCTGAAGATGCAGGCATTCCAAGAGAGACGTTGACAGAGATCGCAAGACAGCAGGAGACTTCAGAGAGTCCCCCCGACCATTCAGACTGAAAAAAATCTGATTTTTCACGACCACGTATGCCTCACAATTTATAATTTATTCCCAGATCAGCATTTTGAAATTAAAAGGAAGGAGGGAGAAGGCAAGGCCTACACCATCAAAGACGGTTAGTATCATCCGGTCAGAAGGAAAATCTCACAGAACCAAGCGCGAACTCAGACAGAGAGAACAGGCAGAAAAAGCAGTACTTACAGGGATTCCGTTGAAAGAAAGACCGGAAGTCAGAGAAAATGAGACAGCACACAAAGAATTTCTGAGATTGAAAAAACTGCTTGAAAAAATTGACAAATTCGATGACATGTACGGCGCTGTAATAAACAGATACTGCATTTTGTACGCAGAAACAAAAGAATTTGAAGAGAAAAAAGAACGGTTTTACAGACAACTCTGTGACCTGGAAGAGAACAAAGAAGAACTGCTTGAGACAGAACAGATGACATATGGAGAATATTATAAAACAGAGACATCAATGCAGAAGAACCTGATTGCTTTGGACAGACAGGTGCAGGCGAAGAGAAGGATGCTCTCCGATATCGAAAAAGAGAACATCATGACGATTGCTTCTTCTCTTAGATCAGTTCCGAAAACCGAAGCAAAGAAAAGTAATCCATTGAAAGAAGCGCTCGGAGGATGAAAGAAGGAAAAGCATATCGTTATGCACAGTGGTGCGTAGAAGAAGACGGGGAAAAAGTCCCCCAATATGTAAAAAAACAGGCTGAAAGCTGGCTTCACATCGCGGATGGAGATAATCCGGACGCCTATGTAGATGAGCAGGAATATGAGAAAATCTGCAAGCTGCTAAAATTAATGATCCATCCGGACCTGCGATGTAGCATCTATGAAGGACTGGAAGAATACGCATGGTTCATGACTGTCGCAGGACTCTGTACATTCTGCAGAAACACAGAACGGAAAAGCAGGTTCTATGTGACAATTCTGCTTGAAATAGCCAGAAAGAATTTCAAGACTTTTAATTCAGCGGTGATCTTTATCTTACTGATGCTGACAGAGCCGGACTTCTCCAGGTTCTTTTCGGTTGCACCGGATCTGGCACTGTCATCAGAGTTGAAGAATGCAATCCGAAAAATTATAAAGGTCAGTCCGGCACTCTATAACGAAGATGAACCGGCATTTAAACTCTTACGGAGCCAGATCAAATGTCTGCTCAACGACAATGAATATACCCCGCTGGCATACAGTCAGGACGGTATGGATGGGAAACTGGCAAACGCGTTTCTGGCTGACGAAGCCGGAGCTTTGGACGCATACCCGGTAGAAGCAATGCGCTCATCCCAGATTACGCTTTTAAACAAACTTGGAATCATCATCAGTACTCAGTACCCGAATGATAACAATGTGATGCTGGACGAAATAGACATTGCAAAGAAAACGCTTGACGGACTTTTAGAAGACCAGCGGTATTTTGCACTGCTATATGAGCCAGATGATGAGTTGAAACATGGAGACACATGGAAAACTGATGACCGGGTGATTTATCAGAGCAATCCGGTCGCAGTGACGCATCCGTATATTTTTGAGGAGATCAGGAAGAAACGCTCACTTGCAATCCTGTATGAGAACAAGAGAGAGAATTATCTCTGTAAACACAATAACATTCTGTATAAGGGACTGGGAGTCGAAGGCTATATTGACATCCAGAAGGTGAAAATGTGTAGCGGAGATTTACCGGACAACTTCTGGAAGGGAAAACAGGTATGGTGTGGACTGGATCTGTCAATGACGAACGATAACACATCATTTGCCATGGTAACAGAACAGGACGGAACAATCTATGCAAAAGTCTGGGGGTTCGCTCCTTCAGATAGAATAGATGAAAAGTCAATGAAAGAAAAGGTAGATTATCGAGCATTGATCAGAAAAGGCGAATGCTTTGCCTGTGGAGATGAGGTTATTGACTATGGGTTTGTAGAACGTTTCATCATAGGACTGACGGAGAAATACGGAGTGGAAGTCATGCAGGTAGGATATGACAGATATAATGCAATATCGACCGTGCAGAAACTGGAACAGAATGAGATAGAGTGCGTTGAGATCAAACAGCATAGCTCGGTGCTGCATATGCCTACTAAACTGTTGAAAGAGCTGATCCTGAAAAAGAAATTCCAGTATGCTGCAAACAGGATGCTTGAAATCAATTTTCAGAATGCAAGATGCACAGAAGACACGAACAAAAATTTGTATGTGAACAAAAAGAAATCATCCGGAAAAGTGGACATGGTTGTATCGTTGATCAATGCCATGTACCTGTTACAGCAGGAACTGCTGTATGGCGAAGATGATTTTGTAGTTCAGACGTAATTGCGCCGGCGCAATCAGAGGAGATAACAAATGAACATATGGCCGTTTGGCAAAAGAAAACATGAAGTAAGGGCAGATACCATGGTGAATCCGTCAGAACAGGTGGAATCAGACGCGCTTTTAAGTGCACTGCTCGGAAAGAATGTAATGACAAAGGAAAAAGCATTGGAAATTCCTGCGGTACAGGCATGCATTAATCTGATCGCAGGAACAATATCACTGCTTCCGGTCAATCTGTATCAGAAAGACAAGGAAGGAAATGTTCGGGAAGTCAGGGACAGAAGAACCTCTCTCCTGAATAATGATACAGGAGACACGCTGACAGCTTCACAATTTTGGAGAGCGATCATCGAAGATTACTATCTGGGGAAAGGCGGGTATGCTTATATCAACAAACCGGGAACGGAGGTTGAGAGCATTCACTACGTCGACGAGACTCACATTTCCATCATGAAGAATACAGATCCGATTTTTAAAGATTATGACATTCTGGTACAGGGAAAATCATACAGACCTTACCAGTTTTTTAAAATTCTAAGGAAAACGAAAGATGGTATGACTTCCAGAAGCGTCATGGACGATAATCAGCTGATTATCGGAGTATCATACAGCGAGCTGACATACGAACAGAGCCTGGTACAAAAGGGTGGAAACAAAAAAGGATTCTTGAAATCTCCGAAGAAATTAACAAGAGATGCAATGGACGCACTAAAAGCTGCTTTCAGAAGATTATACAGCAATGCAGAAGAAACAGTTGTGGTTTTGAATGAAGGAATGGAATTCCAGGAATCGTCCAACACATCTGTTGAAATGCAGTTGAATGAGAACAAGAAAACAAATTCAGCAGAAATTTGCAAGCTGTTTGGAATCCCTGACGGGATGATCAGCGGAAACCCAACTGAAAAAGACATAGACTGTTTCATCCGGACCTGCACCATTGTGATGAGCGATATAGAGTGCAGTCTGGACAGGGATCTGCTTCTGGAATCAGAGAAAGAGACATATTACTGGTCGTTTGATACGAAAGAACTGACCAGAGGAAATATTAAGGAACGTTACGAGGCTTACAAGATCGGACTCGAAAAGAATTTCCTCCAGATTGATGAAGTCAGAGAAAAAGAAGACTTGGAACCGATCGGATTCAAGTGGATTACACTTGGGCTTGACAGCGTTCTCCTTAACCCGGAAACCGGGCAGGTTTATACACCGAACACCAATGCTGTACAGAATATGGATGTCATTCAAACGGGATTCATAGATTCCGCAACAAAAGGAAAAGAACAAAATGAATAACAGGATGGAGGAAAGCAAAGGAAAGCAGAATTAAGAGCTGACGGGCTCCATATCTCTGGATATGTCAATGTACCCGGAAGAGAATCACGACCAGTGCTTACACCACGCGGGAAAGTGATCGAAGTGATTGAACAGAGGGCATTTGAGCGTGCAATAAGCAGAGCAGCAGATATCAGGATGCTTCTGGATCATGACAGAGGACACGTCCTTGCAGATACTGCAGACGGGACATTGACCGTCAGGGAAGATGAAGTAGGGCTCAGAGCAGAATCTGTTGTAACTGACCCAGCGGTCATCGAAGGGGCGAAGAAAGGATTACTGAAGGGATGGTCATTCAATATGAAGAATGTGGTGGATTCTATTGAGGACAGAGCTGATCAGCTACCTATCAGGCATGTGAAAGACTTCGACATGGATGAAATCACACTTGTTATGAATAAAATTCCGGTATATTCATCCACATCTGTGGAAGTGAGAGCTGGAACAGAGGAAGAGGTGGAAACCAGGGCAATGTGCATGGAAACTACATATACAGAGAACCTTCCACCGAAAAAGGAATATGATAATACAAAGTTTCAGGAAAGAATTAATAAATTGAAAAAATAGGAGGAAAAATAAGAGGAATAAATTTAAAAAACTTGCAGAACAGAGAACACAGTATGAGCAGCAGTTACAGCAGATCTTAGACAAAGCTGAGCAGGAAGAAAGAGCACTGAATGATGAAGAAATGCAGTCCTTTGATGACCTTGAAAAGAAAATTAAAGACATCGATGATACAATCGCTGCATTACAGAGAGCCAGGGACATTCTGAAAAAACCAGAAGAAACAGAAGACCAGGAAGAAAAGGACAATAAAGAAACAGAAGACCAGGAAGAAAGAGCATTTGCGAACTACATCCGTGGTATTGTATCTGAGGAAAGAGCATCAAATCTGACATCCGGGGACAATGGAGCAGTGATCCCGACCTCTATTGCAAATAAAATCATCAAAAAGGTGTACGAAATCTGTCCAATTTATCAGCTGGCAACTAGATATGACGTGGGCGGTACACTGTCCATTCCTTACTACAATGAGGAAACTACAGCGATCACAATGGCATACGCTACAGAATTTAGCGAACTTGAATCCAATTCCGGAAAATTTAAATCTATTGAGCTGAAAGGATTCCTTGCAGGGGCACTGACAAAAGTATCCAAGTCTCTTGTTAATAATTCTCAGTTTGATATCACCAATTTTGTTGTGAACCAGATGGCTGAGAACATTGCAAGATGGATTGAAAATGAACTTCTGAATGGAACCACGGATAAAGTGGAAGGCGTATCTAAGGCGAAACAGGTTGTAACTGCGGCAGCAGGTACCGCGATTACAGGAGATGAGCTGATCGACCTGCAGGAAACTGTTCCGGATGTATTCCAACCATCTTGTATCTGGATCATGAACAAAGCCACCAGAACTGCAATCAGAAAGCTGAAAAATTCTGATGGTGATTATATTTTACAGAAGGATGCAACAGCAAAATGGGGCTACACTCTGTTTGGCAATGACGTGTTCTGTTCTGATAATATGCCGAAGATGGCGGCAGGAAAAACGGCAATCATATATGGAGACATGAGCGGTCTGGCTGTTAAGGTATCCGAAGACATGAATATTGAAGTCCTGAGAGAGAAGTTTGCAACAGAACATGCAATCGGCGTCGTTGGATGGCTGGAAATGGATTCCAAGATTGAAAATGAACAGAAGATTGCAGTTCTGAAGATGAAAGCAGCAGACTGAGAGGAATGACCGATGAAGATAGAAGCTATGGTCAGCTTCTGCGGAGTTCTGTCAATGTCAAAAGGAGAAATCAGAGATTACAGCGTTGAATCTGTAGTCTCTGACCTGATGGAAGCTGGTTATATCAGAGAAATTTCTGAAAAGACTGTGGAAAAGACAAAGCCAGATTTGCAGAAAGCAAGAACTACAAGAAAGACTGTGAAAAAATGAAAGTAAATGAGATCACTCCGGAAATTGTTGCGGAACATTGCAGAGCGGACGACTACAGCGAGGAAGAACTCCAGAGGATTCTTGATGCATCAAAAGCTTACATAAGATCCTATACAGGATTGAATGATAAGGAAATCGACATGCATGAAGATCTTGCGATAGCGGCACTGGTCCTGTGCCAGGATATGTACGATAACAGATCTGTTTATGTCGACAAAAATACGACAAATAAAGTGGTTGAAACAATTCTTGGGATGCATTGCGTAAATCTGCTGTAGGAGGTGTCTGTAAGGATTAATGCCGGAGCATTAAATAAACGTATTTTGTTTCTTAGATTCGTGACAAAAGAGGACGATATGGGACAGGACAGGGGAAACTGGGAACCATATAAAAAAGTATGGGCAACAGTAAAACCCTACAAATCTTCGGAATGTAACTTCATGGGGAAAATGAAACCGGAAGTATCACACCGGATATATGTAAGATTCAGAAAGGACGTCACTGCTGAAATGAGAATCCTTTATCATGGTCGAATGTTTCAGATTGCAGGACCACCAATCGATCTTGATGAGAAACATGAACTTCTTGAGATCCAGTGCGAGGAGGTGTTTGAGAATGCAGAGTATCAGCTTTGAATTCGACGCCTCCGAACTGGAAAGAGCACTCGAAACAGCATCCCGACAGTTCCTGGCATCTTCAGAAACTGTCCTCAAAAAAGAATCCAGAAGCATAGCAAAGGACTTAAAAGGCAGGGTGGACTCCGAAGCAGAGGGACATCATTATATAAGCCCGCGAAGCGAAAAAGAGCCAAAACCTCTGGCAAAGAGCTTCAGACAGGGAAAGGTAATACGATCAGGAAACAAAGTCACAGTTGCAGTTACGACAGTAGCTCCGCATTACCATCTCTACGAAGAAGGACATGCCATGATAACTCATAAAAGTAAAGACAAAACAAAGGGATTGAGGCAGGTTGGAGAAGTCAGGGGAAAAAAGACTGTGGCAAAATATATGGCGCAGCGTGCAGAACATGCAGAGCTGATCGGACAGGAACTTCTGAAAGAAATCTTGAGGGAGGCAGGGCTTGACACTTAAAGAGATAAAAAAAGCGGTCAATTCCGCTCTGAAGGAAAAATATCCGGACATAAAGATATACGGAGCAGATACGATAGAGGGGTATATGCGCCCTTCATTTTTTGTATATATAACACAGACTTTTTCGGAATCAACTAAAAATGCAGCTCACAAAAACGTAGAAATAGAGATCAATTTTATACAAAGAGCAGCGAATGAAGAGGAAGCAATGAAATTTTTCTCTGAAATGGAAGAATTATTTGGACAAAAAGTGACAGCAGGGAACAGAAACCTGAACACAAATAACATGGAACTGGATTTCCAGGGAGAAAATTTGAATATTCCTGTATGCCGGTTCGATGTAGAATTCTGGGATCAGATTCCGAGAAAAGAAAACTATGACACAATGAAAGAATTAATATTTGCACAGGAGGTAAGGAATTAGGGGTTTACCGGTGATGAATGTCGTATTTGTAGCGGCGGCGAGAAAATCAATTAGGCGATCTGAACGCGGAATAGTGGGAATGATCATAAAGGACGCGGTTGTCCCGGATGGAAATCCGATTACAATCTACAAAGAAAAAGACATACCCGAAACGTTGAGCACAGAGAATAAAGAACAAATTAAACTGGCAATGAAAGGAAATGATACAACTCCGCGAAAGATAGTTGTATATGTTCTTGCGAAAACAGAAGAAGATTACAGAAAGGCTTTAGAATACTTTGAAATAAAAAAAGTAACATGGCTTTGTTGCCCAACAGTAAAAACAGATGGCCAGGAAGAAGAAATTGTAACATGGGTGAGAGATCAGCGAGAAGGAAATAGAAATAAAATAAAAGCGGTTCTTCCGGACAATACTGCAGACAGTGAAGGAATCGTGAATTATGCTACAAGCGAAGTAACAGTAAAGGGGAAGAAGTACGGCCCAGAAGAGTTTTGCTCCCGGATTGCAGGTCTGCTTGCAGGAACATCGTATAAAATATCATCGACCTACGCAGTTGTCGAAGAGGCGAGTGAGTGTGAAAAGCTGGACAGAGATGCCTTAGATGCTGCAGTAGATGCAGGGAAGCTTATGCTTTTCTATGATGGGGAAAAAGTGAAAGTAGCCAGGGGAGTTAATTCTCTGACAACGGTTTCAAAAGGAAAAGCAGATCCATGGAAAAAAATACGTGTTGTAGAAACTATGGATATGATGCATGACGACCTGGTCCTGCTCGCAGAAGACAACTATGTTGGAAAATACCCAAACACATATAGCAATAAATGCTTGTTGATTTCTGCAATTAATTCATACATGAAAGAATTAGAAAGAAACGGTCTTATACAGGACTATGCAGTCGAACTTGATGTAGAGAAAATCAAAGAGTACATTATTGAAAATAAAGGTGTAACCAGAGACGAAGCGGAAGCAATGTCAGATGAAGAGATAAAAAAACAGTACACGGATGAAAAAGTGTTCATGAGGGCATCCGTAACTATTGTTGATGTCATGGAAGATATTAATCTGGAAATTACTGTTTAAGGAGGAACCACAAGGAATAATTACACACCAGATCGTGTTATTAATGGAACGTTTGGAGAGTGCTGGATTGATAATGATTATATGGCGGAAGCAACGGCGCTCCAGGCAAAGATGAAACTTGATACAAGCGAAGTAAAAAGAACAGGGACATTGGAGAAAGGATACAAAATAACTGGAATCAGTGGATCTGGTACGCTGAAATTAAATAAGGTTACATCCTATTTCTTGAAAAAAGTGTCTGAAAACCTGAAAAAAGGTAAAGCCACGAGGATGACAATTATCACGAATTTAGAGGATCCGGAAGCGTTTGGGGCAGAAAGGATTCGCCTGGATGACTGTGTGATCACGGAATTGACAATTGCAGACTGGGAAGCCGGAAAACTGCTGGAGGAATCAATCCCATTTAATTTCAGTGGTTTTGAAGTCCTTGATACAATTGATGCATAAAGGAGAAAAACATGAACTTAATTGACAAACTGCTTTGCGTAGACAAGGCGAAAACGGAAGAAAAAGAAACAAAAAAAATTAAATCAAAGAAGCTGGAAAGGTTAGTGGGAGAGGACGCAGAAATAACAATTAGAGAACTGTCCGGAAAACGTTATAACAGTCTGCAGGCAATGCTGTATGACAAGAATGGAAACAGAAATATGACAGCCACCTATGACTTTAATTTAATGTGCTGTGTGTATGGAATTATAGAACCAGACCTGAAAAACGAAAAACTCATGGAACACTTTGGCGTTTCGACACCGAAAGACTTGGCGGCGGTTTTATTTGGGGTAGAATCGGGATCTATTGCGAGCGAAATTGTTAAACTTTCCGGACTTGGAGAAGATGCTGAAGAAGAAGTAAAAAACTCATAAAGGTGGACTGCGAAGCAAGCGTGGCTTATGCGCTGTTCTGCCTAAAGAAATGGAAACCATCGGAATATTACGATATGGGCGCAGGTGAACGTTTGATCACTCGCGCCTTTTTAAAACAAGAATTGCAGGACATAAAAGAGGAGATGAGAGACAAGGGCAGGTAAGACAGTTGCAGCAGTTGTAAAGCTGATTGACGATTTCAGCAATCCGTCGAGAGAAGTAGCGGCACAGGCGCGCGACCTAGAAAAACGATTTAATAGTGTTGCGGGCGTATTTTCTCACGCAGGAGAGGCATTTACTGCTGCAGGAGAAACATTGACCAAGTCGGTCACTGCACCATTGGCAGCGGTTGGAACTGCGGCGATTAAATTTTCCTCTGATTCACAGGATGCCTTCCAACAGTTCGCGGCGGCAACAGGCACCGCATCGAATGAAATGGGAAAATATAAGGATATGATTAATGATATTTACAAGAATAATTTCGGCGAATCAATAAATGATGTCGCAGAAGCTATGGCAACTGTTAATCAAAACATGTCTTACATGGATGATTCGGCTCTGCAGAGATGCACGGAGTATGCTTACACTCTATCGGATACATTTGGAGTAGACGTAGCAGAAAGTACAAGGGCGGCCGATTCACTCATAAAGAACTACGGCGTATCAGCGAGAGAAGCCTTTAATCTTATGACACAGGGAATGCAGTCGGGCCTTAATTTTTCGGATGAACTTTTTGATAATATTGACGAATACTCTGTACAGTTCAAGAAACTGGGACTGGATGCAGAGGATATGTTCTCTGTGTTTGCAAACGGTGCACAGAATGGAGCTTTTAACTTGGACAAGATCGGAGATGCCGTAAAAGAATTCTCGATCAGGGCGATAGATGGATCAGACACAACAAAACAGGGATTCGAGGCCCTTGGAATGAATGCAGATGAAATGGCACAGAAGTTTGGGGCCGGAGGGAAAACTGCAAAAGAAGCATTCAATGAAGTAATAGAAGGACTTGCTTCTATGGACGATCCGGTAGCACAGAGTGCGGCCGGAGTAAACCTATTCGGAACCATGTGGGAAGATTTGGGACCTCAGGTTATAACATCCATGTCAACGGCGAGTGATGCTATAGATAAAAACAGAGAATCTGTCGAAGGACTGGTAAATGTAAAATACGATACATTATCAGGCGCTCTGGGAGGACTTTGGAGAACGATACAGGTAGATGTGCTGCAACCAATTGGGAACCAGTTGATTCCGTATGTCACAAAAGGGATTAATGCCATGCAGAAATTTACGGACAAATGGAATAAATTAGGGCCGGCAACTCAGAAGACGATAGTCAAATTTGCAGCAGTAGCGGCAGCAGCAGGACCAGTTTTACTGGGATTTGGAAAAGTATCTACCGGAATTGGAACATTAGTTTCTGATACGGGCAAAATCGGTAGTGTGTTAAAAAAATTGACCGGAGCATCCGGATTTTCCGGGCTTGCAAAAGTTATGACCGGCCCGTTTGGGATTGCGGCAGCGGCAGTGGCAGCAGCGGCTCTGCTGATCTATAAAAACTGGGACAGAATTGCACCGATCTTGCAGAAGATCGGACAAAGATTTGTGGATTTCTGGAAAACAGTACAGCCACAGTTGGAACCGTTTATTAATCTTGTAAAAGAAGTAGCGTCTTACTTGAAAGAGACGTTGGAACCTGTTTTCGAAATAGTGTGGAAAGCAGCAGGAGATTATGTTGTAAAATTCTTTGATGATGTAAGTGTCATAATCGATGGAGTGCTTGGAGTGTTCGAGGGAGTTATCACATTCCTGACAGGCGTGTTTCAGGGAAACTGGGAAAAAGCATGGAATGGAATCGTTCAGGCGGTAGGTAGCATTTTCGGAACACTGGAATCACTTGTAAAGACACCACTTAATGCGGTAATCAACCTTGTGAATAAAGCAATTGGAGCGATTAATAAAATAAGTGTTGACCTACCCAGTGCTGTTGGCGGAGGGCATATCGGATTCAATATCCCAACGATTCCGACTTTGGCGAAAGGTACTGATTACTGGCAGGGCGGAATCGTGCAGATCAGCGAAAAGGGTGGAGAAATTGTTGACCTTCCAACTGGAAGTAGAGTATATCCACACGATGAATCTGTGCGGATAGCACGCCAGGATGGAAGGAAGAATTATTCTATTGCAATTGCAAAACTGGCAGATAGCATCGTGGTGAGAGAAGAGGCGGATATCGACAAGTTCGCCGAGGTGATTGTAAAGAGGATTGAACAGGCAATTGATAATATGCCGCAGACAGCATAGGAGGAGATATGGAATACTGGTTAAAGAATAAAGACAAATCAATACAACTTCCTATAAGACCGGCATCATTCAACGTAACCTTTGAAAATACACATCAGACTGTTAATGTGCAAACAAGAGGGGATGTAACAATACTTGGGAAAAAAGGACTTAAAGCGTATACGATAGAGTCTTTTTTTCCGGCACAGGACTACCCTTTTGCAGACTATGCAAAAGACAGAAATCCTTGGGAGTATGTAAAGGAAATCCTCGGATGGCAGGAAACCCCTATTCAATTCATTATTACAAAAACAAAGATTAATAAAAATGTAATAATAACATCTTTTCAGTTCGGGGAAGACGACGGAACGGGCGATATAACATATTCAATCACTATGAAAGATTATCGTCCGCCAAAATACACGAAACCGTTGAAGGCAGTCCTGGAACCTGTAAAAACGGAGAAAAAGAAGCCAGAAAAGGAGAACAACCGCTCAGACAATAAACCAAAGAGAAAAATTCATACAGTAAAAGGAAATGACACCCTCAGGAGTATCGCAAAAAAATATTACGGTTCAGGATCCTATGCGAACAAAATCTACAATGCAAACAAGACTGTCATAGAAAAAGCCGCAAAAAAGCATGGACGTGTAAGCAGCGCGCATAATGGTGTAAACGGCTGGTATATATATGACGGGACAAAGCTGGTGATACCATGAAAATAATGTGGAATGATGCGAAAATAACCGGTTATGTAACGAGCGTGACTTGGGCTGGGAGTGCTAAACAGGCAGCCAGAACAGTCGTGTTTAGTGTTGCATACAGCCCGAATGATAAGAATGTCAAGACTCTTGGCATAAAATTAGGAGACAAAATTGTATTCTACCCAGGATATCCGGATGATAAAAAAACGAAATTTGTCGGAATTATTACCCAAAGAGAAAGAAAATCTGAAATGGGTGAGCTACAGTATACAGCAACTGACGGCATGATGCATCTCTTACGATCTAGCGGTACATACCGTTTTGCAAACAAAACCCCTGAAAAAATCGCACAGATGGTCTGCAGAGACGTAAAAGTAAAGACCGGATCAATTGCAAAAACTAAGATGCCTATTGCGAAAATATTCTTTCAGGAACGCCCGTATTATGAAATTATCATGGCTGCATACACAAAAGCATACCGAAAAAACAA